GAGTTTGTGACATTTTTGGAACACCATATTCGTGTGATGATTTCCCAGAGCCTTCAGATAATGCGTGTTACTTGGGAGATTGTGATGAACCATTTTGTTGCTGTTATTTTGGAAATAGTCCTCCCCATTGTGATAATGGCGGGTGTAATGAAAATAATTCAGGGGACGAGAGTTGTTTACTTATGCCTTGTGGTGAATATAATCAATTGATATGTCAGGCATTTTGTGGTGTTTGGGGTAATTCGCCGTGTCCTCCAGATTTATGTCCGTGTCCGTAGGATATACATATAAAATAAAGAGATTCTAATGAATAAGAAACAACTAGTATCAAGATTAACAGAATTTGCTAATAGTTCGTGGGCTTATAGCAAAAAAATAACTCATTCCCACAAGGGAGTGGTTGATGAATATCCTTGTGCAAATCCAAATGGTCCAGTAGATAATTCTAGTTGCCCAGAAGATGATCCGTTATGTAATTGCCCTTGTCAAGAATTAAAACCAGATTCGGATGAAGAAGTAAATAGAATCAATGAAGAAATAACTGGCATAGACCAGACACCAATTGATATAGGAGGCCCGATTGGTGATATTACCAATTCGATATGGTCTAGTGCAGTTACTTTTTGGAATTCTATTATTGGGGAAGACGAGACTACCATCACTTCTTCTCATCTCAAAGAACCAACAGAGAAAAACCTTAAAAGAGCAGAGAGAGCCATCAAGGAATGTGATTTAATCAAAGAGCATCTTGATGAAGATTGGTTGGGATGTTTGTGGAGTGAGACAGAACATCCGAGTAGTTGTAATTGTCCTTGTATAGGTCCAAAGTTTAAAGATTATCTTGAATATACCAGAACATATTCCACATATTGGGATACTCCAGACGAACAACCATTACTAAGAAATGCACAAATGCAACTTATAACTTCTCAAAAAGCACAGATGACCATTTCTGGGGATTTAACTTTGAGACCTGGTACTATGATTTTTATAAATGAATTAAAAGAAGGAGGAGAAGGTACAATCGGTCCAAAAAAAATTGGTGGTAGGTGGTTGGTTGCATCTATTACCCACAGTATAGGTGCGTTTCCTGTTGCTCATGGAATGATGGTAGATTTAATAAGAGATACAACAGTTTTTGACCCAGACGAAGAACCAAAATTGTGGGAATCTATATGGGACTTAATAAAATCTTGGATTTAACAGAAAGATAAAAAATGAACATTTACCATTTATATTATACATACAAAGAGTCATTCTTACTATAGGAGAACATATAATGGCACTCTCAAATGTACATTCAGATGTAGAAATTAATTTCGCGAAAAATAGATTTACTAACGATATTGGAGTGGTAAAAGATGTCTATTCTATAAGACAATCTTTGGTGAATTTACTTCTTACTATTCCTGGAGAAAAACCATTTAATAGAAACTTTGGAACAGATATTAATGACTCTTTGTTTGAAAATTATGACCCTCACTTGGCTGCCATACAATCATTAGATATTAGGGATAAAATAAAATTATATGAGCCAAGAGTAAATGTTGAACATGTTATAATAAATGATGTTCCAGTAACGGAAAGGACAGCATATGTTCCAGGGCATGGAGTAGAAGCCGCAATGGCAAATAATGCAGATATTAATCTTTTATATGTTTATATTTCGTATTTTGTAACGAGACTTGCAGGCCCTGGACAAACTTTAAGAGATGCAATCAGTATAGGATTAACAAAGGTAAGATAATATGCCAAACGATTCACCAGTCATAAAATTAGGAAGTTTAAATTTCTATGAAATAAAAGATAGTATCATAGAATATTTAAAAACACAAGAAACGATAAAGGACTATGATTATTCTGGTTCGGCCGCTCAAGTTCTTTTAGATGTTTTGTCATATAACACCATGTATTATGGGTATTATGCAAATATGATTGGAAATGAAATGTTTTTAGATTCTGCACAAAGATTAGAATCTATTATATCATTAGTTAAACCATTGGGATTTGTGGTCCCTGGCAGAACTTCTGCAAAGGGAAGAGCAAAGGTAAGACATGGTGGTGCGGAAGGGACTATAGTACCAGCATATACTAGATTTTCTGCATATGATGAAAACGGGACTCCGTATTCGTTTTACACAACAAAAAATTATTCTTTAAATCTTGATGGCGAAGCAATAGTAGAAATAATTGAGGGGAGTACTTTAAATAGAAATTTGCCTTTGTTAGTAGACCAAGATACTCAAAAAGCATTTCTTCATGGATTGGATATTGATATAAGTACTATTACTGTAGAAGTAAAAAATGCAAATACTGATGAATGGGAAGTCTGGTCAAAAGCAGACAATATTCAATCTGGTTTAGATTCAACCAGTAAGGTTTATTGGTTGGAGCGAAGTGAGTTGGGTTTCTTTGTCGTATTTGGTGGTAATGTTGGTGCGAATACTGTAGTTCAAGTCGGAAGACAAATAACACCAAATGATTTAACAAGAGTCACATATTTAAAGAGCAGTGGAAAAGCAGGTAATGGCGCTGGTAATTATCAAATACACGGTCTTGAAGTGGCCTCAGAAACAGAAACTATTTCTCTTTCCAACGGTGGTTCGGATGAACCGAATGTGGATATGATTAAATTCTTTGCACCAAAGTGGTTTGCAGCGCAAGATAGAGCAGTTACTGTGGAAGATTGTAGAGCATTATTAGCACAACAAGGATTTGTTGGAGATTCTTCAGACCCATATGAAGTATTTAATGTGTGGGGCGGAGAAGAAATGGACCCTCCAATGTTTGGCAGGGTTTTTGTTTCTGTAAATGATCCAGATGTTTTAAGTCAAGCAGTACTAGCAGGAACGATTCCTGCATTATTAAAAGAAAAAACTTGTGTGACTATTTTGCCTGAATATATGAATCCAGAATATATGGATGTTGTTTTACTCGGAAGTGTTCCTTGGGATTCTTCAAAAACTCTTAAATCTAGAGAAGAAATAATGAGTGATATTATCAGTACTGTTGCACACTCTTATAGGTCTGGATTTGAAAATAAATTTAGTGCTTCGGAAATATCCAATATCATAAACAGCGTTGAGTCCAATTCAATTTTATCTGGTGCTAGTGATTTTTCATTTTCTTTAAGAATAAAGGTAGATTTGGGAATTGGTTTTGATGCAAAAAAAATAAATTTTCAAACAGCACTAAAAGAAAATATATTGACAACATCAAGTTTTAGGGTTGGACCAAAATGGAATGATGATGCAGATATACCAACAAATCAATTAATCCAATTAAGACCTGCGGGAGCAATAGATTCAAACGGAGTTCAAAGATTACAAGGATTTTATCAAAATGAAAATAATGTTATAAGTGTTCTCCAAGGCGCAGGAACATTTAATGCAAATACAGGAGAAGTATTTATTGCAAAAGGAGTTGCAGCCGAACCGTTCAATGTTGTATGTTCGCCAAGAAATTCTGTATTTGATGCGAAGCAACATATGGTCTCTAAGTTATTTTTAGAATTAAACATGCAGAGAGTAGTATATTAAATGGGATTTTTTGGAGGGATAAGTAATAATAATAACCAGGGCAAACGCAACGAACAGTATATGTTGCTTTTGCTCGGAGAAAAAATAGAACAAAATTATGATTCTTCTGGTGTACCAGTGCCTTCATATATTGATGTTCGTGGTATATTTCCTCGATGGATTGTAGAGAAAAGTGAATCGACTCCTTCAACAAGCAATATTATAAAATTTACTCAAGCATATTACGATTGGTTATATAACTTCGGTGGTTATGAGTTAGTTGCCGCTCCTTTTTATTCAACAGGAATGACCCATCTAGTAGATATAGATGAAACTCCAGTTGAATTTTTAGAACATTTTACATATATGTACGCATCAGGATTCCCAAATTGGTTTATTGGTGCAGAAGTGGGCCCCGATGGGGTTGATAATACCAACAACATCAGGCAACTTATAAAAAACATTCGTCAGGGATTTTATCAACGAAAAAGTACCGAAGGTGCATATAGGTATTTCTTTTCGTCTTTATTTTCTCCACCCGATTCTTCTGATGGAAGTCCACAATTAGAACAAGAGAAAAGGCCGGGAACAGAATTCTTTTATCCAAAAGCAGATATTCTTCGTCTAAATGGCGGAAAGTTTGATGGATGGACTGTTTTAACTAATGAAGGGGTGACTGGTCATTATGGTGGTGTTCTTCAAGATATTCGATTTGACAGGGACTGTGACCTTGCCGAAGGTGTTTCATACTGCACAGGTGTTGGTAATGCTGTATGGCATCTAGGCGGCAGTTATTTAAATGGACGATATGTAATACAAGATAGTGATTGGTATCAAGACTATTCTTATGTCGTTAAGAGTTATGTCGATCAAGTTGATGAAGAAACTGGATTGCCGATATATTTTGATGCTTTATATGAGATGCTTCATCCTGCCGGCATGAAGGGGTTTTATGAAAAGACAGAATCCGATTATATTCCACCAGATGATTTTGGGGGTGGTTTTAATTTCTGCGAAACACCAAAATTGATGAATTATTTTCCTTACAGGATGTTAGACAGCAGAAGTCTTGATGGTTGCGCTGGTTGTTCTGGAAGCGGTCATACATACGATGGACCAGATGCTATGTTTTTGGGTATTACTGAAGACAGTATGGGCGGACTTACTGGGTGGACATATGGAAGTCAATGGGATAAAATTGGAATAGGTGGAATTTGTATTGAAGGTGCCGCTCCTGCTGGGACATCTTTTGGTTTTGAAAAACAAGGATCAACCTATGCCGCATGGGGCGGAGTCACAAATGCGGCCAAAGGAAATGGTATTACATTTGGTGCTATTACTCATCATTATCCAAATTGGTCTTTAGGAATTTCTGGCGATGATGATCATGATGCGCCCTTTGCGGGGATATATATAGGAGAGTTTATAGAGTTATGCCCATTGGAAAGAAGTCCAAATTTAGGTTTAACTGGATGTATAACTACTGGAGAATTGCCATGCTTGCCCAAATAAGGAATCATAATGCCTAATCATACAAATAGATCACCAATATTAGCAAATCTTGTAGACAACTCTATTAAATCCTTGAGGGATATTCAGGGATTATCTTTAATTCTTGCTACTAATTCTGCAAAGACGGGGGTTGATGGAAATACTCCAGAATCAGAATCGAATTTTAAAAATTCAATGGTTGCGGCATTTGAAATACAACCAAATGAAATTTTTAGAAGTGTAACAATACCGCCCGGGCAACAAAAAATAATCACATCAGATTCGCCTCCATATGGATATTTTAGAGGAGATGGAAGTGCAACAACACTAAGCAACAGACCCTATGTAGTTACAGAAGATGGTTTATTGTGTGCTATTTTTGGAAACGACAAAGCCATGTGGCATACTGAGCATTATAATAGTCGTACATTTAAAAATGATATAAATTTTAATAGGGGAACTGGAGTTCATCAATTACATGGTGGTCAAGTATTTGCTGTTGTTGGAAAAGTATTTGATGGATTTTCATCTTTATCAGATTCTTATGTTGAACTTTCAAATGTGGAAGACAGTGCGGCTGAACATTTGCACTTAGTTTCTAAAAATGATAAAAGCCAAGCAACAAGAATATGTGGTTCTGGAAATGAACAAACTACTGGAACTTGTTGTTTATATTATAATAAACATCACTATGATTCAATTCAGGGAAGAACTTGTGGGCCTGGAGAGTATTATAAATGTATGGGTGCTAAATGCTATAGGTGTTTAGAAATAGCGAAAGCCATGGACATGCATTATGTCTTTAATCGATTTACTGGATCTAATGGGACTACTGGTGGTACTGGAGATAGATGTTTAAATTGTGATTATGATAATCCTCCTACCAACTGTGGACCTTGTGATTGTTCTGTTCCTTATAATACTGATACTATTAGACTTTTAAGTGATAATGATTTGGCGCCAGCAAGCAAGATCAAACAAAATGCAGAATATGCAAGTTGGTGGGAAAGAAATGAAGGAATGGTATTTATCCATTTAACTCAAAAGTTTACCAATTTGCCTTCAGCAAGTAAAAAAATTGCTGACGCTTATTTTGATAGAGATAAATTTATAAAATTGGTTGGGCCACAAGACGATGGTGCAAAAGATACTGTCTATGAATTAGATGTTAGAGGCAAAAAGGGAGAAGCATATATTACAGGCATCAAATTGAGAAGTGTTGGGAATTATAATATTACTCCAGAAATAAATTTCACAGAATTGAAAAAGATTTGTCCTGATGCACAGCCAGAATGGTTTAATGTTGTTAGAGTTCCCAATCTTCACAAAGAAATGCATTTATTAGTAGGTAAAACCCAAACAATTATTCGTAAGCAAATTAAATTCCGAGATATCTCAGAAATTACAGATGTGGGAAGTTTTGATGGATGGGCAGTTGGACAATTAAAAACAGAAAGTGGTAGGCCTTTTTTCACTCATTCTACTAGAGTTCCAGAAAAAGCCAGATTAACGACTGCAAATACGATGACTGTTGCATCTTCTGGCGGTGGAACTCCTGTTGATAAAAATGGATTAATCCTTTCAAGTAAGTCTCACGCGTCTCAAACTTATACACAAGAATCTAAAGAATTATCAATATCTGTTACTCAAGCACAGCAAGATTCTGAAGGGGGAGGCGGAAGCACCTCATATGTAAAATTAGCAAATATAAAATCGCTAACTACAACAAAAGTTCAAGTAGAAATATTTTCTTCAAATACCAATAGTAAATTGAAAGGTGATTTAAAATTTTCCGATACTATTGGTAATATTTATACTACCTCAAAAAGTGAACCATCGACCGACCCAACATCTGGAGAACTGTTAGATCCTCGTAAAACAGTTTTATATAATCAGACCAAAGGAACAATCAGTCTTCCAGAACAAAGTTTAACAAATGTCAAACCTGAACATAAAGATGCATTTTCTCATCAAAGTATTGTTTTAGAAATGGTACTTGGAACTGGAGAAATGCTTTTTGAATAATTATAGGAATTTATAACCATGCCAAGAGATATTACACCAATTAAAACGTCTGGAAATCCATCATTTCCACTAGCAAGTGGATTAAATACTCCATATAATAGTCGTGTAGAAGATGAATTAATCTTTGATACTGGTGAAACTCCAAAGAATTATCAATTCATTGGTTTTAGACCAGGATTTCCATTACAGGCATCTGAATTAAATGAAATACAGGAGCATTATCAATTACAATTAACCTTAACAATTAATATGATGAATAATTGGATTACTTCTGGTGCTGGTCCACTATGGGCTGGAAGCAATCAGTCACATCCAGGCGATGGTGTACCAAGCGGCAATGTTTCTTTACCATATAATACTGGAATTGGTATTGGTGGTATTGATGGTGGCGGCCACGATTCAAATTTAGCAATATCTGGTCCCGGCTGGAGAGGTGCAACACCACTATATCCTTTCGCATCACCATACAGTGGCAGTGATTCTAGAAATCCTGTTGATGTGGAACTTTTAAGTAATGGCCATCTTAAAATTACAATTACTCCAGGATGGTGGTGTGTTGAATTGCCTCAACAAAATCCAAGTTCAACAGATCCAAACAATCAAATAAGTGGACTAAAACACTGGATTTGGATTGAATCGTCTTTGGGCGGTTTTACTCCAGACCCATCTTTCCAAATTGATGTTGATGTTTCAGGAAGTATTGCAGATAGAGATATTGAAATCCCTGTAGGACTTGAAATGCAAAGTTTATATTATCGTTGTTGTACAGAAACCACCGACCCAAGCACACCATGTGACCCAGATTTGGGTGATAATGCGGCAGGATTTGCAAATCCAGTTGCGTGTGGCGGCAGTAGATATGCAATTAATGCTATTGGCGCAAGTGTTCCAAGTCAAAATAATTGGCCAACCGATGGGTCTGGATGGAATCAAAATGGAATAGATGAATGGAAAGGACTATCTCTCATCTGTACTATTAACCCCAAATTAAAAACTATCAGATATATGAACAACATACTTTTATACAAGTGGTAAATCCTAGATATATAATAAAAGAGATATTAACCTATGGCAAATAATGTAAACGACAACCTTTATACGATACCCTATGTAACGGGAAATCACACCTTTGCAGATTGGGTGAGCCACTATAACACCCTTGCAATCAATAAACTTAATTTGATAAAAGTATATGATGGTATTTCTGGTGATGGTATAAATTTAACATTGGGGACTACCGCTTCTAATGACCCAGTTGGTGGTGATTGGGACGGTTCAAAACCTGCTGATTTGCCAGCAGGAACATTTAGAGTAAGTCTTGCAGATAGCATTCCAAAAGGAATAACATTTGAAGAAGATGTTACCATCAGTGGAACATTAAACTATGATTTGGGTAAAGGTGAAGTTTCAAGTGTCAAAATGAAACTTCACCCCGATAATGGATTTACTGGAACTGTTGGATTTACTTTTGGTATGCCAATTCGTGTTGGGACATCTCCAGAAAATTCTGGTTGTTCTGGAGATGCAACATATTATCTTGGCAAAGCAGACAGCAGAGATTATGCAGAGGTATTTGGGATTGTTTCTGGTGTTACTTGGCCATACGATGGAAGTGGATACGACAGTGATAACACATATATTGAAGTAACCACAGGTGGAAAGATTCAAGGAGATTTTGTTCGTGCTAATGATGATAATACTGGTCTTTCTGCCGGCACAGTTTACTTTTTAAGTACAGGAAATAGTGGTGGATTTACTCCAATAGAACCAACAATTGCTGGTCATGTATCTAAGCCGGTTTTACTCGGACTTACTTCAGATACAGGAGTGGTATTACATTATCGTGGACAATATTTACAAGGAACAGGTACTGGTGGTACTGGTGGAATTGATAATAATAGATTTATTGTTTCAACAACTTCAGCAGATTTGGTCAGGGGTGTAGTAGTTGGACATAATGGCACAGAATGGAGAAAATGTTCCAGTACAGGAGTTGTATCAGATGCGGTCGGTCTAATTACAAAACGATTTACTCTTGATGGTACAGACTATATTGAAATTGTATCATCTGGTCATGTTGACAACATTCCTACTGATGGATCATTAGGACTTCTATATGTTAGTGCCGATGGTGAATTAACTTCAAATGCGGTCGGTGGTGTTCTCAAGCCATTTGCAGTTGCATGGCCAGATAGTGGTAATAGTTCAACAAAACGGGGTGTAATTCTAAATCAAAACCATTCTGGAAGTGGAGAAGAAACTTCTGGTGGGACTAGCAGAAGCACTTCTGGTTCATTATCTCCATCTTGGGCGTATCGCACAGATACATCTGGCGCCACATATGGTTCTGCAATTAATGATAACCTATTAATTAATGGTGCATTTGATGTTTGGCAAAGAGGTGTTGGCCACGATGGTTCATATACTGCAACAGATACAACTTACTTTGCAGATAGGTGGGTAAGAAGAAATGGTGTTTCTGGTGGTGGACAGGATATAACAACTTTCAGTTTACAAAGAATGGAATTTGATAAAGACCAAAATGAGGTTGATGGTCATCCAAAATATTATCTTGCGAGTAATCACACACTTGCAGGAACTGGTGGTCATAATGGTGACTTTGTTCATATTGAAAATCGTATAGAAGATGTTAGATTAATTAATGGCGAAGATGTAACTATGTCGTTCCATGCTAAGTGTGGTGTTACTGGTTCAACAATGGGATTAGTTGTAAACCAATGGGATGGTTCTTCACACACAAGTACAAATATGGCTACTGCATCACTAGGAACTTTGTGGAGCAAATATGAAGTTTCTTTTAAAGTTCCAGATGTAACATCAGTGGTAACAGGACAAAAACATTATGTTGGTGTTGGTTTTGATGTTACAAAATTGAATACTTCACTAGACCTTGCTAAAGTGAAAGTTGAAAGAGGATTGGTTGCAACAGTTAATGAACCAGTAAATCCAGAAGAAGAATTAGAAAAATGTAGTAGATATTATCAAAGAACCTATAGTTTAGATGAAACTAATGCCACACAAACTATGTCGGATAATAGAATGCCAAGCAACACGGTAATTGATTTTACAACTACTCTGATGAAAGATTATATGTATAGATTTCCCGTAAGAATGAGAGGAACTCCAAGTGTTACTCTATATTCTCCAAAGTCTGGGCAAACAGGAGATGCATATAATAGATCTGCTGGAGTAGATTTAAGAAAAACATCTGGCACATTTGGTGGCGGTATTGCTAGAGTTGCACCAAGCGGAAGCGGTACTATCAGAGCAGATTATGTTGATTCGGATGGTGTTGTATTTATTGTTCCAAATGGAGCAGTTCTATGGGATCAAATTTCAACTCATTGTGTTTCGGATGCAGATTTAGATGAAAACATGTAAAACCATAATGGAGATAAGTAATGTCAAGTTGTTCAAATAGTTCAAACCTTTTAGGAAATGTCAATATTAATGATATTTCTGGAAGTGGTGCAAGGCTTCTTATGACACTTCCACTAAGTGGTTTTTCTGGAAGTGGTGTTATACAAACTACACCAGAAATGACAGACGGTATTACATATGGTAATGCTATTCGTTATGATAATGTTACAGATAGTACTAGTTATGGAAAGTATATAAAAGCCAAAGCAGACTCTCCTGCTAACTCTGAAGTGGTTGGTATTGTTGAAACCGTAGATGTAAATAATTCCTCTGTTGTGATTGTTATAAATGGTCAAATAAATTATCCAGAAGATAAATTAATTACAGCAACTCATGTTGATGTTGATGCAGGAGTAACTGGTTCTGCCGGCGGCAATGATGTATATTTCTTGAGTGCAGTAACAGGTGGATTACTACAAAACCTTGCACCAACAGAACCAACGCAAGTTATAAAACCAATATATCAAGTTGCACCAGATAGTCCCTTTACAGGTCAAGTTGTAAACTATATTGGATATCAATCAGGTGGGCAAGTTGTTGCTAGTCAAGATTCAGAAAATCCTACGGGTTCTATGAGGTTTGTTCCAGAAATATTTGAAACTCCAAATAGAGATGGATGGTTTGATTTGGGAGCATCCTTCAACTTAAATGAAGAAGAAGGAAATACATTTATAAACTCTTACAATAAAGTTGGGCATCTTTGTCAAACTTCTCTTAGAATTTATACCGTAGAAACGCCATCAAGAAGTATGGTTGATACTGTATTTTCGATTAAGAATGCTGGAAAAACTCTTATTACTGGAAAAGTTCAAGGAGTTAATGTTGCTCAAAGTTATATAGATGTTTTGTGTGATAGTATATACTTTAATAAATTTGATTCTAGTATAGTTGCCGGTAGATTTGTAAGTGTAAAGAATGGTGGTTTATTAACGGTTTCGGATAATGGATTTAAAAAATTAAGTTATACTTGGCCAAAACTTTCAAAAAATAATACTTGGCTTAATATAAAAGTAACAGACGGAATTAAAGAAACTCAATTACCACTGAATGTTATGGTGTTTAATCCTAGAGATGCGATTGCTGGAAACGGCACAACAAGATACACCCATGCAATTTCTTTAGCAAATAATTTAGAACTAAATGAGTTATCAGTAACGACATTAGTGGCGGAAAATGACGATGTGAAAGTATCTGATGTTGCTAATGCGTTCAATACAATGCAAGATGACATCGCGGCTTTGAAATCTTCAGTGAATGGGGACCAAAATGCAACAAACTCAAGCATTGAAAAGAAGTAAAATAAATGGTAGCAATTATTCATGGAAGTAGTTATTTCAAACCTTTCGGACAGACAGCAATTGCTGGCCCGACAGGTAGTACTGGTTTTACAGGCCCCACAGGACCGAGCGCTGAGGGACGAATAGGAAATACTGGATACAGTGGTGCAGGCATCACTTGGATGTATCTGGTAGATGATGATAAACTTTATACAGAATTTAATGCTCAAGAGGGACCTACTGGTTCTTATACTACTTTAACCAGAATCAAAGGACCTACTGGCGATACCTATAATTTAATTGATGTCTTGAATGCTTCATCTACATTGGGCGGTGAAACTATTGGAAAAGGCAGAAATGACAATTTTGACCCAAACACTATCATTATAAGAAGTCTTGAAGTTACTGGTGATTATGATGGTTCTGCCATTTCTTTGGTTCAAAATGAATTTCTTAATAACATTGATATTAATTATGATAGAGGTAATTTTGGATATTTAGATGTTCAGAGTGGTACTGCCAATCAGTTGGTTGCTATCGATGACAATATTACAAATCCTCTTTGGATTTCTGGTATTACTGGTGCGACATATGACACTGCAAGTAGTTTTGACTTGGAAGAGGGTGTTGGTAAAAACTATAATGCTCTGAATGCAAAAGTAAAAAGTTATAAAGAAAAAATAAAATATCTTATTGTTAGTTCTTCTGGAGATATTCAAAATGTTGGTGGCGATGGTGAAGACCCAATGTATATTACGCCTATTGATAGCCCCATAAATCCAAATGAAGCAAAGAACATTATCATAGATATGAGACAACTTGCCGATGTTGATGATACCGATGGTAATACTGGTCCACTTCAACTCCGATTCCGTGATGCTTCTTTTGGTTATACTGGAAATGTATTAAATTCAGATGACGATTTAAGGGATTTGAGTAAAGCATTTACAATGGAAGTTATTGGTGCATCTTCTGGATATGAACAAGTTAGATTTGATGGAGGCAACATTATATGGCCTTTAGACAAAGAACCTTGTTGGAGTGGTGGTGATGATATAATTAATTTCTTCTGGTTGCCTTGTGAATCTAGAGATATAGACGGTGATGGTATAGAAGAAATATGTCCAAAAGGCGCCGCATGGCATGGAAACATGGTTCAATACCATTCTCAAGGAAATACTGGTGATCCTTTCCATTGTATTTCTGATAAAGTTACATATAAAAGTACGAATAGAAATTATCCGTTTATTAGTGGGATGACAGGAACTACTGGTGCGTGTTGTGTTGGCGATGGAACTTGTGTTTATACCACAAGTGATTTGTGCTATGGGTATTACTTTGGTGCAGGGACCACTTGCGGTGGTTCAGTTATAGCAAATACTGGAAGTGTTTGCTATGAAGCAAATGGTGCATGTTGTGTGACAAATACACAAACAAATATTTCTACATGTTATGATAATTCTTCTGCTAATGAATGTATTGAACTTGGAAACCCATTAAATAAAATTTCTTCATTCGGTGGAACTGGAAGCCAGTGTGTTGATATGAAATGTGATGATATTTCAAAAGAATTTGGTGCATGTTGTGACGGAATAGGAAATTGCTCACAAATTTCTGAGAGTCAATGCAAGAAGAAGGGGCATTACTTCTTGGGTGTTGGTGTATCTTGCTATTCAGGAACACATAAATTTGAAGTATGTTCTGGTGGAACAGGTGCATGTTGTCAAGGAACAGAGATTTGTGTTGATGGATTATCTGGTGGTGGTTGTATAGAATCTGGTTATCTTTATGCTGGTCATAGAAGTCTCTGTAATGATATTAATTGTAGGAATAATACAACAACTTCCTCTTGTGTTCAAGAAGTAACTAAATTAAATTTAAATCCAGGAGATTTATATGCGGGTGGAATGGTAGTTGGTTTGTATCAACCATATAGTTCTTCTGTAGTTGGTGTAAAAGCATTTGGTGGAAATAAAACTACACCATGGCAAACATTAATGGAAGGTGCTACTGGTTCTACATCAGATGCCAGAGGTCTTGAGTGTGAATCATACAAATCCAAATATGATTTTCATGGATATGGATTTGATTCTAAAGGATGTGGTGAGTATGGTCCAATGTCTATCCATCAAGAAGATATTAGTAGACCAGATGCATATTATATGATTGTCTCTATGGACCCTCTTGGAATTACTGGTGACCGTGAAATTATAAATCCGACTAAAAACCCAGGAGCGACGAGTGAATTTTATTGGGGAAATCATGGCAGTGCATGGGGACCAATATACAATCAAATAATTGGAAGATACGATGACTTCATGAAACTTGATTATTTTAAACTCAAAGAAGGTTATTGGTATAATTCGGAAATGGGAGATATTTCTTATGGTAATATTGCTCCTAATACATTTACCAGTTGCAAAGAAGCCAGAAGACTAGGAAATGGAGCGGTAGAAAAACTTCAAACAAAACCTATACAAACTGCACATGGTCAATGGCATAGGAATTGGGGTTTATATAACAACATCAGAATCATTAGTGCTGATAATGCACTATCTCAAAATTATAACAACAACGATGGGTTTTATTCATCGACAGACTTTGGCCCAGGATTGAGTGCTGATTATGTTTCTGCATTTAGAGCAACTAGATTATACGATGACAGAATAATTTCAATAGATGGTATAACTGGTTCAAGTCCAAACAATGTTTCCAGTTGGCATATGCCAAGTCATGATGAAATGGCATATATTGCTTCTAATGTGTGCAGGGAGCATGACGGTTTTGATTTAAATGCTAAACTTCTTGAAGAAGATGGTACTCCACTTAATGATTGGTATTGGACTTCAACTGGTGCATTTAATGAAACTAAAGGGATAACTCATGGAACTGGAGAAGGGATTGCCGAAATAACATCAGGGGTTGCATCAGCAGACCCTGGAACACTCGCATGGGCAATGAAATTTGATGTAAACGGCATCAAAGAAAACTTTATAGCAGGTAAAAAAGACAGGACCCACAATACATATCAAGTAAGACCAATTAGATTTGTTAGATGTGATGGGAGATTTGCAGAAAGTTCAGACATAAATTATAAACTATGGAAACTTCCAAATGTTCTCAGAGATGAAGATAAAGGAATTAATCAAGAATTTTAGGATAATATATGCCATCAGTACACGGAAGCAGTAGAATATTAGACACATCTGGAGTTGGTTCAATAACTGGACCAACTGGTTCTATAGGTTCGACTGGAGCGACTGGTGAAACTGGTCCTGTTGGTCCTCAAGGTATAGTTGGATTTACTGGATTTGGAATCACTAGTGCATATGGAACAGGCGGCTCTGGTATTGAATATGAAATTATATTTGATATGTATGATTTTGAAACAAACTCTACCGGCTTAACTTTTGGTGTTCGTGGTGTTCGTGGTGGGACTGGAGATAGAGAAAGTGACGACTTTATTATTACCAATGCCGTAGAAGGAGATAACTACGGAGAAATATTCAAGGAAATAGTTGGAACGACTGCATATTTCAGAACTCTAACTGTTTCTGGTAGAGATATATCGGCTGTGCAGAATAACAATGAAATTGTTTTAACTGGAACAGTTTATGACCGCGGCAGAATGGGCAACACTGGAGAACTTCTCTTTATTGACCCAACCCTTGGTGGACTATCTGCTCATGGTGCTATTAATACTTATTGGAGTGGCAATCAATTAACTACAAGAATACTAACACACAGAGAACTCTATGGAGCGGCCAACAACAACATTCCAGATTTTGGACAAAATCCAACAAACACAGAAACTGAAGTAAGTTCTTCGGGTATAACAGGAACTGCCGTAACATTTAGTAGTATAAGTTATGTTGATGAACTTTTAGGAGGCCCTATCGGTTCTACTGCAATAGCCAGTGGAATACATTTGGGTGGTGGAAATGATGGCACAATTCATAAATTTGCTGGAGTTACATATGATTCCAAATATGTGGTAGAAGATAACATTATAGGTTCTTGTTGTTACTGTAAAGATGGTACTGACGAAAATAAGTTAGACCATCAAGATTGCATCGACTATGTTACAGAATCATATTGTAATGAAATTGGCGGGCAGTTTTCTACTACCGTTTGTCTGTTCCGTCCCGAAGGTCCAAATTGTTATTCAGAAGGTTCTTGTTGTATAAACGGAATATGTGTATCGTCAAGTGAAAATAAATGTAGGGATTTTGGTGGATTCTTTGTTGCTGGACTTTCCTGCACTGGTCAAGATAGTGTAGAATCTTTGGGAGGTTGTCCAGATGCCTGTGGCGAAAGAGGTTCTTGCTGTATCAATAATGAATGTTTTGAATTAACAGAATATGAATGTTCATTTAGTCCGAATGGTGTTTGGATTGATAAACCTTGTTCAGAAACCAATTGTTGTTTAGAAGCGAACTTGGGTGCATGTTGCGTTGATGAAGCATGTTTCATTACTGATTCTATCACTTGTTCTAGGTTATTGTCTGGCAGCGGTGCAGGTTTCTCTACTGGTGTATTTTGGGGTGTAGGTTCAAGATGTTCTGGACTAAATATGGTAAGTTCAGCAACGGACTATACAGATGCCTCCTACTACCCACATAACTGTATTATAGGTGGGGTAGAATATGGCTGTGCAAATCCCCTCTTCCAATGTGTAGATTGTGATACTGGTGATCCTATAATCGACCCAGACACAGGGCAAATTGCAACGCCCCCTTGTGGTGGTTGCGATGGTTGGAGTCAAGTTATGCCGACTGCACCAAGTCCATCTGGTGAAGGAAATGCAACTTGCCAAGATGCATTGGAAACTGGTGATGATTCTTATATGTGTTTGTGTCCAGAAGTGGGATGTCGTTGCGAACCATTCCCCGATTATGGTATAGACCCATACTCTTGCGTTGACAGCGATTCTTGTGGTACAATGCTTTTAGCAGATAAGCAAACTTGTTGGGAGTGTTGCAGAAATGCACCAACAGATATTGAAGAAATATATGCTTGTTGTACAGATATTGACGGAGATAATAATTTTTCTTGTATTCCACTTACAGAAAGTATTTGCAATGAACGAAATGGTGTGTTCGCATTTGGAAGAAATTGTGAAGACATAAACTGTAACGAGGGTGCATGTTGTCATACTAATGAATTTTGTGAACCTGGCACAACTCCAACAGAGTGTTCAGATGCCAATGGCATCTGGATTCCTGGAGATTGTAATGGAAAGCCATGTGCTGGATTAAATCTATTAAAAGATGATGCGAAGGATGGTATTGTTCCGCCAATAGTTATTCCTAAAAGCAATAATGTAACAAATAAGAGAACAAAACAACAAAACTATAAACCGACCTTTAATACTTCTAATGCGAGGAAAAGTCTTGACATTTCAAATCCAAATGATAGATGTTTTGGATCTTCAAATTTATCTTCTTGTATTGAGCCAGGTATTGCTTTATTCTCTTCAGAAAATGACCAAGTGATAATTGAAGCAGGAGATGGAGAATGTTCTTGTTGTTGTCCCGGTGTCTGTTGGGAAGGTGCATTAGGAATTGGTGGCATTGTTGAAGACTGTAAGAATATAGAATCAAGGTGTTATGCAGTATTTGATTCTAAAAATTGTCAATCAAGTGCAAAGGATATAGATTTAGTATCTTTACCAACAAATAAACCCATATGTAATAAAGAACATATATGGGAGACAAATAGTTTAGGATGCATTCCATATATTGATACATCAGATGCTAATAATCCTATATGGATGGTTTGCTCTTGTTGTTGTGATGGGATGTGTAAGGAATTCCCGCGGCCAATACCACAATCAGAATGTGAAAATAAAGGATTAAACTGTGTTGCTGTGAATGGATGTGACAATTGTTTAGTATAAATATAGAGACCGTTTTTCATAAATTAAAAGGATGAAAGTGAATGCCAGTAATTGGAAGCAGTACAGTTACAGTACCAGCAATAGAAGAGGGACCTGTTGGACTTATAGGACCAACAGGAAGTACAGGTCCTACTGGACCAACTGGTCCAATTGGTGCAACTGGTTTAACGGGTGCAACTGGAAATTGGGTTGTTTCTGGTAGACCTTTTGGTAAATCTTTAATATTAACACTTTCTGACGGAAATGAAATTACAATCGACCATATTGGTGGGCCCACAGGTGCTACTGGAACTGCGAGTGGTGTATATCGCAACAGAGACATAAGTGGTACTACTTATGCAATTTTTAAACAAGTAACAGAAGGAATTACTTTTGAATTTCGTGGATTGACTGGTGATGGAACACTTCTTGGTAAAATATACGCTAATGATGAAGTCGTGGGTATTCGTGGAAATGTTATTTTGCAAAGAGGTGGTACAGCAGACTCATCAACAACAGGAAGAGTAGCATATCTTAGTGCCGATACAGGCGCAGATGTCACAAATTTAACTTATTCAGATGAAGGTGTTATTATATTTGGTACTGATGCTACTGGAAACTCTAAACACGCTTCATATGACCCAGAAGAAATTGTTATACCTGTCCCGCCAATGGAACTCTACAGTGAAGATACTGGTGATGTAATTTGGTATGGTTTAACTGGTGGTCGTCTGTGGGGGGATGGTGGTAATTGGGGTGCTACATCTGGAGATGGTGCTGGCATGTACCTTGATGTGAGCAGAGGCGGTGTCTATAATGTAGAAACGCCTATAGGAATCAAAGGATTTACTGGAGAATTTTCCGATATTGAAATATTTAACTTTACTGTCCATCTTAAAGGCAACGAAATTTGGGATTGGCCAGAAAATGTTTATATGGACAAGCATGACCTATACTTCTCCTGCGGCACAGATATTATTAATTTTTTAACACATGATGGTGGTAAAAGTTGGAAAGCAAATGTCGCAGTTCGTGGATATGGAACAAGTGAATGTGAAGTTGTACATGGTTTGGGTTCTTGCTGTTACTTAGACAACGAAAATGAATTAAATTGTAAAGATTATGTTACATCAGAAGAATGTGCGAATAATCCAGATTATAATTACCCATTTGATTTGGATGGTGATGGAATTCCAGATGAAAGTTCTGGTGGATATTGGAGTCCTTTCGCAACCTGTGCAGAAAACTGTGGTATAACTGCTGGTGGTGTTTGCTGTAGTGAAGGTGGTGATTGGGGCAATTTTGCAGGTACAAGAGTATGTTTATCGAATATTGGTGCTACCGAATGTGATTATTTTGGTGGTACTTTCTGGACTCATTATTTTTATGAAATAGATGAGTGGGGAAGACCAGTATTATTAGATGAACCTATAGAAATTGAATGTGGAGTTAATACTGCGAAATCTACAAACGAACGAGGAGAAGAGTTTGGTTCATGTTGTGTTGATGCATCTGGTGCTTGTTGTATGACAGATGGTTCGTGTCAATTTACTACTCTATTCCAATGTCTATCTTTGGGTGGTGCATTTTTAGGTTCTGGAATTCCTTGTAGTTCTTGTTTCGTGCCAGAATGTGTTGACGATAATAGTTGCGGTTCTGATGAAATTTGTTGTGGTGGAAACTGTGTCACAGATAACTGTTGTGATGGAGGTTGCCCTCCATGTCCTGAATGTTGTGATGACACATACTGTACTGGTTCTGAAATATGTTGTAGTGGTCTTTGTAAAGAACCATGTCTCGATAATAGTTGCCCACCATGTGGGTGTCAGGACGATACAGATTGTGAATCTGATGAAGAATGTTGTGATGATAATGTTTGTCGAGAAAATTGTGACATTGGCATTGAAGAGGCAACTGGCGCGTGTTGTTCTTGTACTTCATATCAGTGGAACTATCCGTGGACTGAATACGGATCTGACCCAGATGATCCTGCTATTGGAGACAATTGGTGTGATGAGTGGTGGTTTGGTAATAACTGTGGCGGTGGTGGTATAGGAGTTCCACATTCGCCGGCCGCTTGTTTTACAACAACAAAACATAATTGTGATAGATTAAATAAATGGGGATTATATAATGGAACACCCACATACCCAGGCTCGCTTGGGAATTATGATGACGACCCAGTAGATACAATCATTGGAATTCCACAGAGATGCACCAATTGGAATGAGAATTTCCCAGATGAAATTTCTCTATATCCAGAATGTAATTCGTTGCCTGGCGTACAAGGATTTCAAGGTCTTGAAGAAGATGGAAATTGGACATGGTGGGGTCCCGGAACAAGTTGTGAACAGGGTATGTGGGATTCAGAATATCTAGAACCTTGTGAAAATGGTCAAGGGATGTGGAGTGGAGAGTCATGTATTCCCAGTCACGAGGATTTTAGGACTACCAGTAACATGCCCATATGGGATTCATTGGGTCCTTGCGGCTTTCCAACTACCAGTTATGCTTGGCAAGATGCTCAAGGACCACATGTCGATACTGGAGGATATGACCCACTATTTACCGTAATTATGTCTTTCTGGGATATGATGTGTCCTGCTGGTTCTTGTTGGGATGAACATACTGGCTGCGTAAAACTTGATAGAGAATGGAGTAGTCCGTGGTGTCACTCTGCTCTGGTCGAAGATGCTAATTGTAGTTGGGGTACTCATCCTCTTCATGTTGGTACTCCTTCAAGAAAATGGGGGTTCTGTGGGGATTTGGATGATAATGGAGTTCCTATTCCAAACACAAATTGGTACAGAGACGATAGTAATTCAGATACTATTATAGGACCTTCATATTTAGGTTCAGAGTGTGGTGCTGGTTGCCCAGAATGTAGAATTAGAAGGCAAGTTTGTAATTTGCCTGGTGGACTCTCCCGATTAGGAACACACGGAGTTCACACATATGGCGCCGGAAATGCATATAATCCATTTGTTGGAGAAGCAATGGGTCCATTTGGATGTTGTTGCTTACCCCATTGTGATGAAAATGGTAATAATTGTGTTGGATATGCATCTAGATGGCCAAGAAGAGAATGTATATTATTGGGCGGTGTTTACTTGGGAGATGCTCCCTGTGGATCCATTGCAGGTTGCGAATGTCCCGATGGTTGGAGTGATGATGAAAGTTGTGCTTGTGGATATGATCAAGCCAACAGAAAGCCATATCCAGAATGTTGTGGTCCTTGTTCTGTGTGTACTGGTTACTTTAGTGGAGGAACGCCTTTAACTGGCGGTGATACTGGTAGACCACGAACTGAACCACTTAGAGGTGCTGGTCAAGAATGTGTTTCAAATGTTACAGTAACAGAATGCAATGCTCTCGGTGGTTCATTCAATCCTGAAGGACAATGCACAGGAGAATGTGATGGTCCCGGTTGTACAAATGGTGGAGATGAACTTTGTTTAAGTCCTTGTTGCTCACCTATCGCGTGTTGTAAAGATGGTAGTTGTATCGGTGATAGTATAGGAAGTTATGACACCAATCGTCCAGAAACAAAACTACCACCAATGAGTGCAACCATTTGTGAATTAATTTATGGTGGTATTGCAGTTGATGGAATATGTGGTGAAGTTGATTGCTGTGATGCAACCATTTATGTTGGTGCGTGTTGTGGAGATGGTCTTTGTGAAAAAACTACCGCAGACATTTGTACGCAAACTGGAAGAAACTTTATGGGTCCAAACACAGAATGCGAGGGAGATAACCCCGTAGATTGTGCCTGTGATATAGATATAAATGTTGGTGCATGTTGTTTAAGTAGTGGAAGTTGCTTTATAACGACCCAAGAAGGATGTGGTGGAGAATGGTTAGGAATAGATACAACTTGTGACCTATGCGGTGACCCATTAGAACCAACAGGTGCGTGTTGTACTGCAAAATCCTGTGATATAATGACATCAACAGATTGTGACAATGTGCAAGGAATTTATAAAGGAGATGATACTACATGTGACGGTGATCCTTGTGGTATAAAAGAATATGGTGCGTGTTGCCATACTGATGGAAGTTGTGAAGATAATTTATCCAGAAGTGCATGTGAAGATGATGATGGAGTGTTCCATGGCGATGGAACATCGTGCTGTCCTGGCGCAAATGAACCAGAAGACAGAGACGAAAGAGGCCAAACCTCAGTAACAGAACATATAGTATTCATAATAGATGTGTCTGGTAGTATAGCGGCTGGAATGTTTGATAAAGCAATGCAAGGAATTGGTGAATCTCTTGTTGGTATGTCACCCGCTTTCGCTGACAGAGGAGATGTATTCTTCTCTCTAATATTCTTTAATACTCAAGCGTGGATTCCAAATACAAATGTAAATGTTAAAAGAGTTAATACTAATAATTCTTCGGAACTCGCAAGTTTGTGGGATGACATTAAGGCAACAGACCGTGGCCTTGGTGGTGGTACAAAAATATGTGATGCTATGGAGGCCATAGGATATCCAAACACATGGACTGGTGTTCTTGATTATCCAAATTGTACAGCGGACCCACCAGCGTGCCCTGCGATTCTGCCTGGATTTGACCAAACCGTGGTGGGTTATATAAATCCAACACATGGTATACTCACAACTGATGCACATAGTTTCTGTACTCATGGTGTATATTCAACCGACCAAGCAAACAACATTTCACTTTCAGATGCCTCAAGATTAATGCAAGGAGCAAAGATTTGTACTGCGTTAATTACTGGAGGAAGCACTCCTCCCGACCAATTCCCAGCAAGACCCGATTGGTTTATGAAAGATATGGCATGTACTGAAGACGCACCGAGAAATAATAGTGAATTGCCTCCTTATATTATTCCATGTAATAGTCCTAATGACCCACAAGGCTGTAGTGAAATTATGTACGGTCCGTGTGAGGACTTCACAGGTGGTCTAAGAGGCGCGTATGCGTGGTGTGACCAAAATGCTGGATGGGATTATGGAAATCTGTGTGCGAATTGTCTTGCTGACGATGTGCCTCAAACAAGTTGCTGTTTAAGTTGTTTCTGTTTGGATAATATTTCACCAGAAGATTGTGCTACTTATGGTGGAACAAGCCATGAATCGTATTGTAACGCAAACGATTGCCCAGGCGCATTTGAAGAATTGGAGCCAGTAGGAACATGTTGTGTAGAAACTCAATATAATTGGAGATGTTATGAAGATATATGTGAAGCACAATGTGAATTTATGGGCCAGTTTTCATCTACTGGAACTTCTCATTGGGACGATTCCAAACCTCCATGTTGCCCAGAGGGTTGTGAAGAAGAATCGTGTGGTTATTGCACTAGTGAATATGACACTGGTAAAGTAATACCCCAATGGCCATCTTGTACTGGTATCCAGTTTGGAACTTGTTGCGATGGTCTTACCGTCTTGGGCGAAACACAATGTTTATATAGTACCGCAGAGCAGTGTATGTATAGGTGCAATGGTGGGACTATTCCGACAGAATGTACTGACGGTAGTTGTGAGTGCGGCCCTGAACCTTGCAAGTGGATTCCTCTAGATTGCTCCAATGGTAATCTTGATTGTGGTTTATGTCCGGGTGATGTTAATGATGACCAATGTGATAACATTCCAAGCGAATATTGGGCAAATTTATCTACTTGTTGTATTCAACAACCCGAAACACTTGGGTACAATTGTAGTCAAGGTTCTGCTTTAGTTCAACCTCCGTTTTGTGATACTGGTAGTTCTGGAACTACACCACAATGTGATATAGGTCCAAACGGACAGAATCCACAGTGCCTGGAGTTTGACGAAACAGACCCAGCATTGCGTTGTCCTTGTTGGATGAATGGGAATGGTCAATGGCTTCCAAATAATCCCATCGATACGGATTGTATTAATAGTTTAGGACAATCTTGCGGCGACAATGACATTGGAGATTGTTGGACACCATGTCATTGCTCTTGTGGCGACCCCGGGGGGGGTCAGGCATGTGCGGGGTGTTGTGGATGTGGAGGAGAAGATATTACATGCAGTGGAGAGCCAGTTGAATGCGAGACTCCGTGCCTTTCGGGCCCGAATAAGTGTTGTTATATTATCGGCCTGACCAATAATCCAAACCCCCAATGTTTCACCAACGGAGACGAATCGCTTTGCGATACTTTGGTGGCCGGTCATGAAATGTGTGATTGCAATCTACATCCAGAAACTTGTACTTATTGCGGTTTCCATCCAGAAGGTTCTGGACCGATGTGCGAAGAGTCTTGTTTTGGTAGGGGTGCGTGTTGTAATCCAAATAAAGGTGTTTGCGTGGATGATACAAACGCAGTAGATTGTTGGGATATTGATAACAGTAATGGTGGTGGAGTGTTCCATGATGGAATGACTTGCTCACAAATAACATGTGGTGAACCAACAGGTGCGTGTTGTAATGGTACAACTTGTACAACAGACGACATACAAGCAAATTGCTCTGGTACTTGGTGTGGCGATAATACAACAGATTGTAATCAAGATTCTTGTACTGGTGGTGGATGTGATACTACAGAACCAACAGGTGCTTGTTGTACAGATACAACTTGTATAACAGATGTTACTCAGAGTAACTGTCTTGGAACTTGGTGTGGCGATAATACAACAGATTGTAATCAAGGTTTTTGTATTGGTGGTTTATGTGATACTACAGAACCAACAGGTGCTTGTTGTTACGGTAGTGGTAGTTGTACAACAGATGTAACTGAAAATCAATGTAGTATGCAACATGGTGGAGTGTACTGTGGTGATGGAACAACAAAATGCTCGCAAGGACAATGTGCTGATGGCACTCCATGCTCTCCTATTGAGTATGGAATATGCTGTGAGGATGCCAGCTCCGCTAATGGTTGTTATGGTGGTTCACAAAATTGTCAAGACGGAAATGCAACAATAGGTGATTGTTCTAATCCAAATAACTTCATTGCAAACGGAAGTTGTATTAATAATGATTGTGGGAATAGAACGGGTTCGTGTTGCACAAGCGAAACAACTTGTTATGATAACTTAACTGAATGGAATTGTAGTTGTGATACAAATGGTAAAGGACAATGGGACGATTCAAATACCTGTGCGGCCACAACACTATGCGATACTTCAATTCCTACAGGACAATGTTGCTTGGGTGTAGGAGAATGCCGAATACTTGAAGAAACACAGTGCCTACTATGCGGCGGTCTTTGGAATGAATCTAATAGTTGTTCTGACTCTTGCCCAGATAGAGTCTGCTGTCATGGAGATTCGACTTGTACATCCGATTGGACTTGTTGTAATAATCCACTGGATTCTATTGAAAATGAGTGCGGTGATTGCACCGACTATACTTTCGCATGTTGTGAAAAGACAGGTGGAATATATACCGGCGGATGTTCTGATGTGTTGCCTAGTTCATGTACGGGAACATCTTTATCACATATTGCGAATTGTGATTCCGACCCATGTGCTTTGGGTGCATGTTGTGGTGGAATAAATGGAACTCCTAGTTGTGTTGATACCATTCAATTTGAATGCGATACAGTTTTACTTGGAACATGGAAGGGTGCTGGCAATTTATGCGATACACTAGAAGATGATACTGAATGTCATCAACCAGGAACTCAAACTGGAGCATGTTGTGTAAATCAAGAACCTTGGTGTTATATAACAGATTCAGACTCTTGTTCTCTAAACTATGGAACATACAATGGAGACAATTCGGTCTGTGAAGACCATCAAGATTGTTACCCTCCAGATGGTTGTATTGTTTGTACCAGACAAACATTCAATGAAGATTATAGTAAAATAATCAACGGAGTGGCCTATACATACATTACCCTTCCGTCTGGAGAATGTATTTGGGTGCAGTGTCTTCCTCCAAATTGCCCTTATGGCGTATGCAACAAATAGATATATAATATATGAGTGTACAATTTCGATCTAGAATAAAATCATCAACCAATTATAAGGATTTTCTTTCTGATATTGGTGTGTGTTGTCATCCAGACGGCACAAAAGAATATCCCATAACATATATTTCATGTATGGAATCTAGGGGATATTTTCAATATAAACAAGAAGGTGAAGACATTTCAGATGTTCAATGTCCAGAATTAAGTTCTAGGGGGTGCTGTTGCGCTTGTGAATATGTTGATGACTATGACGAATATCTAAACAGTATTAATCAGGGCGTTCCGAGTTATATGGGTGGATTGCAAGACGATGTAACATTTTGCGAATGTCATTCTATTGGGGGCATTTGGTTAGGTAAAGATAGGCTTTGCTCCGAAATAAACGAAAGTTCGGATGACATTTTTGCATTTTGTACAAACGGTGCAAGTAACAATCCAAAAGTTCCAGACCCAATTGAAGATGATGTGAGATTTCCTTCTGGGTGCTGTGTTGAAGTTGGCGGTAATGTGTTTGATTGTTATAATGTTTGTTCCGAATCAGAATGCTCCAATCAACAAACAAAAATAAATCCAAATGGCATTGCCACATATTATCCCACGGTTTCTTGTCCCTTCGACCCAACGGTTGAAATACAAATTGAATGTGGTAGCACACCATATAGGTCAGAAACTACAGAAGGTGGAAATTCGGTTCGCAGTAAAGTTTATGATAATGTATTAATAAGTTCTGTGCCTACCGAAAGAGATTCAATCATTAGATATAATAACACAGTTAATAGCAAGGACGGGTTGTTTTCTGCATGTGTTCAAGAGGACAAATGTACCGAAACTGTTGTCGGCAATTGTAATGGATATTGGATGGGACTAAAGAAACAAGGAATTCCATACAATTGTTCAGATAGTTCCGAAATTAATGTTGTAAATGATTTTATAAAATACGGCACAGTATCTTCTAGTGTTGCTAATTCTTGGACTCCAGGAAGTTATCAACTTGGTGGGTTTTATGTTGGCCAGTTTTGGTCAAGTGGTAGCCCATTTGAAAGGCTTCAGGGTTACGGAAATCCAAAAACAGGTATAGCAGAAAAATATGTTATGGAATCTGATGGGAAAGAATTCAAATCCTTTCTTAAAAATAAATACGCAGTTATTGTTTCTCCTAGAGATTTACATGCAACTAATATTAAGTTTCATGAAAAATCAATTTCGTTGAATACAAAAATTCCTATATCATCAAAATTCGACAGCGCAAGAAATATGAATGCTGATTTTGATATAATCAATACAGTAAAACACAGTTGCGTAGATAATGGAATAACTTCAAGTAATATTAATTCGTGCATTATACCTTCTTTACATTTATCTGCATTTATATACGACAAAACAAAAAACGATTCCAACTTCATGGATGGTATTCTAAAAAATTCTAATCCAGCATATAAATGGCAACCAATGACTTCTACATATTGGACTTCTACAATAGTGAATGAATCTGATAAAAATAGAAAAATGACATATACGCAAAATTTTAATTCGGGATTTGTTTCTGCATGTGATTGGGATATGATGCACAGGGTTAGAACTGTAACTTTAGCAAGAATAGTATAATTTTTCTTGACAAGTGATACATATAGTGTATAATTTATAAAACCTTTTATTATGGAGATATTATGACAGATAAACCAAAATTCAGAAAAGTACCAGTTGACCCAAACCAACGAGGTGTTAAAAAAGCATTTAGTATGGTGCAAAATTTTGCAATGGCCTTAACATCAAGAAATCTAAATAATAAAAAAATTAACAAACCAATTAAGCAATTGCGGGTGTTGAGTTGTTTTGGCAACGAAGATGGTGGAGGAGAACTTCCACCCTGTGAATATTTGCAACAAAGTGAAGTAGACCCGACTAAACACATTTGTGGTGGTTGTGGCTGTGGAGATAGAAAACAAACATTTTTGGTTGCAGAAGCAGAGGAATATGGAAAATTAGATTATCCAAAACTGGCATGCCCTTTGCAAATGCCAGGATTTACCAATTACCTTGTAAGCACCTCAGACGAATCAGAAGAACCCGTGACTCGCAAATATTACATTGAAAACATTGATTACGAGAATATTCAGAAATTAAATGTAGAAATTGGAACTGAAGAAGAGCAAAATCCAACCAAAGATGCTCAATAGTTCCAACTCCATTCCTCTATCTTTATACATATATTAAAGGTATAGGAGTTTTTAATGTCAAATATAACATCCAGAGATGCATTAATCGATTATTCTTTAAGAAAACTTGGGGCACCAGTCATTGACATCAATGTTGATAGACAGCAGTGCGAAGATAGACTAGACGAATCATTAGAATTATTTTCAGAATATCATTTTGATGGTGCTGAAAAAGAATTATTTAGTTACCAAGTAACCCAAGAGGATAAAGATCGTAAATACATTGATTTGAATGATTTGGGTGACCCCGTTGGTGCAACAGGCAGCAGAATCCAAGGAAAGGATATTTTAAGTGTTGTTAGAATTCACCAATTTGGTGAGTTTGCAAATATTAATATGTTTGATGTTCGTTATCAAATGGCATTAATGGACTATTTTGGAATTAATAGAGGGCTCGGATTCAATTCTAGTATGGGATTGTCTAGGTATGATTCCACGAAACGATATATCAATATGATTCAAGATTTTTTCCAACCAGAAAAGCAAATTCGATTTAATAAAATAACAAATAAGTTAAACCTTGATGCTGATTGGGATAATGACATCATAAAAGACAAGTATCTTTTAATTGAAGCATATGTTGCTATATCTTCTGTTCAATTTTCAGAAATATTTAATGATATTTGGTTAAAGAAGTATGTCACGGCACAAATCAAAAAACAATGGGGGTCGAATTTATCAAAGTTTGAGGGCATTCAAATGCCTGGTGGAGTTTCTTTAAGAGGTGATGCAATTTCTTCCGAAGCGAACGAAGAAATTCAAAAACTTGAAGAAGAATTACGATTAACATACGAACTTCCAATAGACTTTATGACAGGATAACTAAAATATGGCTCGTAATCCTTACTTTAAAGACTATACTGGTGAACAGAATATAGTAGAAGACCTTACCATCGAAATGATTAAAACGATGGGAAGGGATATGGTCTATATTCCAAGAACTCTTATGAATAAAGATGAAATATTCGGAGAGGATACTATATCTCAATTTGATGATGGATATGAAGTTGAAATGTATATTCAGTCGGTTGATGGATTTGAGGGAGAGGGTGATGTTCTTTCTAGATTTGGCATTCAAATAAAAGATAGAATAGAATTAATTGTTTCTCGTAAACGATTTGAGGAATCAGTTGGTTCTTATGAAAATACAACACGACCAAAAGAAGGCGATTTAATCTTCTTTCCGTTAAGTAATACTTTGTTTGAAATTAACTTTGTAGAACACGAAAATCCCTTCTATCAATTGGGCAAACTCTTTACATATAAACTTTCATGTGAGGTATTCACATACAGTGGAGAAACTATTGATACAGGATATAGTGATATCGATAAAGTTGAAGATGAACGAAAACAATTTGCAATTGAACTATCACTTGGTACAAGAATAAGTGATTCTGCATATATCAATTATTTTGAAGGTGAAACTGTTTTTCAAGTTCTGGGTTCTACTGGTGCGGCACTTGCTGATGCGACTGCAACTGCCGTTGTTACAGATTGGGATGCGGATACAACGAAACTAACAGTTACAAATATTGCAGGTAATCTTTCTACTGCAACCAGTGAGACAGTTAAAGGCGCAGTTTCTAGTGCTGAATATGAACTTAGTAGTACCACAACAACCACATTAATTATTCCACAAGAGCCAGAAGATAGTGATAACATGGGCGATGGCGAAGACTTTGAATTATTAAGAGACCAAGATGACATCTTTGACTTTACCGAAACTGATCCATTCAGTGAGGGAAATTTCTAGGGTACACTTTTTATATATAGTATGGAGATTTAAAATGAAAGAAAAATATGGATTTGTTTATATTTGGTATGATAGGAAGCATAGGAGATATTATATTGGGTGTCATTGGGGAACAGAAGATGATGGATATATTTGCAGTTCTCCGTGGATGAGGAAATCATATAAAAGAAGACCATCCGATTTCAAACGAAGAACATTAAAACGAATACATTCAAATCGGCAAGAATTATTAGATGAAGAATATAAGTTTTTATCTATGATAAAAGATGAGGAGTTGGGGAAAAGATATTATAATTTAAAAAATCATAAAAGTGTTTTTTGGCATGCC